CACGATGGTGGGCGCCGTGCGCCGGGTGTTCGTCCCCGGCACCAAGATGGACACGGTGCTGATTCTGACGGGCAAGCAGGGGGCCCTGAAGAGCACCTTCTTTAGGATCCTGGCCGGCGAGGACAACTTCGGCGACAGCCCCATCGACCTCGAGTCGAAGGAAGGCCCGATGGTGCTCCACCGCTCCTGGTTCAACGAGTTCGCCGAGATCGACCATGTCACCAGCAACCGGGACGTGGAACGGCTTAAGGCCTTCCTCAGCACGTCCAAGGACATCTTCCGACCCACCTACGGACGCAGCGTGGGCGTATTCCCCCGCAGCTGCGTCATCGTGGGCACCGCGAACAAGGACGAACTACTGGTTGACCCAACGGGCAGCAGGCGCTTCTGGCCTATCAAGATCGGTAAGACCCTGGAACTGGGGCTTCTCGCGGGTTGGCGGGATCAGCTCTGGGCGGAAGCCATGGACGCCTTCAACCAAGGGGTGGACCACTGGCTACCCCCCGAGATCGACACTCTGAGGGCCGAGGATGCCCGCAAGTTCGAAGCTGAGGATCCTTGGGAATCCCAGGTCGATCAGGCCCTTGCGTCGTTCTCCCGGGCGGGGCGCCTGTTTTCCCTCGAGGGAGTCAGCACTGCAGACGTTATGAGTCAAATGGGCATCCCGGTCTCACAACAGACGCGAGGGTCGGGCATGAAGGTCGCCCAGATTCTCAAAAGCATGGGCTGGCACTGCCGCGGCGTCGGCGAAAGGAGGCTGAAGCGATGGTTCCCATCAGCCGAAGACACGGATTGACCGAGCGACCGAGCGACCCCGAGCGACCTGCCCGAGCGACCTAGGGCCTACTCAATATTGGATTTGAGCGACCCGAGCAACCTTTTGCTCTTTTTTGTAGTCTTCCGCATTCCATTTCTCTCACGCTTTTCCCCTATTTAGGTCGCTCTAGGTCGCTCAGGTCGCTCAGAAGTAATAAGGATAAGGGTTTCAGGGTGAGCGACCTTCCGAGCGACCTAGAGCGACCTAGGAGCACCCCATGAACTACCCCCTCCCCCCCTTCGGCCTCGGCATGTGCGCTCCAAAGAAGCCCACCCGCAAGAAAGCTAGCCCAGAGAAGGACATCCAAAAGGCCATTCAGCAGGCCTTCCGTCTCCGATACACCATCGCCCTCGTTCACGTCGACTCCGGGGCCGCAAGCATGCGCCAAGGACAGGGCAAGGGCCAGGGAGGTCACTCTGCCACCCCCGCAGGCTTCCCCGACCTCGTGGGCGTGGTTCCTCCACAGGGCTGGGCTATCTATGTCGAGGTCAAAGCCCCGGGCAACCGTCCCACGGAACTCCAGACCCGCATGCTCGAGCTCCTGCGGAATAAGGGCGCCATCGCCTTCTGGGCCGACAGCGTCGAGAGTGCATGCCAGCAGTTCGAGCAAGCCCGGCGCGGGAGGGTGGCATGAACCGTCTGCGTCTACCCAACCGTCGCGCTGGTATCCGGGTCACCATCGGCACCGGTCCCAACCGTCTCACTCTCAGCACTGGCGAATACCCTAACGGCCGCCTGGGAGAGATCTTCCTCGACCACCAGAAGGAAGGCACCTTTGGCCGAGACATCCTCAACGCTTTCGCCATGGCCGTGAGCCTTGGTCTTCAGCACGGAATTCCCATGGAGACCCTGGCGCACACCTTCCGGGATTTCCACATGGAGCCTGATTTCATCCGGGAGATCTTCGAGGCCCTGGAGGAGAACTACGGCGAGAAAGGGGCGGTGGCATGAAGAAGCTACCCCCCAAGCAGGCCGCCTTCGTTAGGGAATACCTGAAGGATCTGAACGCGAGCGCAGCCTATCGTCGGGCTGGATATCACAGTGGCAACCCTGATGTCTGTGGGCCCCGTTTGCTGGGAAAGGTTGGGATCCAGGCTGAAGTGCAGAAAGCCATGGACGCTCGGGCGAAGCGCACCGAGATCCAAGCCGACCGGGTGCTCCAGGAGATCGCCCACGCGGCATTCCTGGACCCGATAGAACTCTTTGCCGCCAATGGCACCCTGAAGCCCCTGGAGGCTATGCCCGAGGCAGCCCGGCGCGCCATCGCCGGCCTCGAGGTTGAGGAGATCTACGAGGGCACAGGGAAGGCCCGGCGCTGGAAGGGATACCTCAAGAAAATCAAGCTCGTGAGCAAGGAGGGCACGCTGCAGCTGGCGGGGCGACACCTGAAGCTCTTCACAGATCGAACTGAACTCACCGGGAAGGACGGTGGGCCCATCGCCGTGAACAGCCTGGACCTGAGCCTGCTGGATGAGACCGAGCTGGCGCAGCTGGCTGTGCTCCTGGCAAAGGCTACCCCTTGAAGCCGCTGACCCTGCCCACCCTCCAGGAGGTCAAGCAGGAACTGGCCCGGCGCAGCCTCTACGAGTTCTTCCTGCAGGCCTGGGAGCAGATCGACCCCGGCACGCCCCTGGTCCTCAACTGGCATATCCGCGTCCTCTGCGACGAGGTGCAGGCGCTCCTGGAGGGCCGGGGCGACCGGCGCAACCTGGTCATCAACGTGCCCCCGGGCAGCCTGAAGAGCACGATCGTCAGCGTCTGCGCCCCGGCGTGGATGTGGCTGCGCCAGCCCTCCCGTACCTCGCTCCACATCTCAGGCTCCGACGAGGTCGCCTTCCGCGACTCCATGAAGTGCCGGAACCTGATCATGTCGGACTGGTACCAGGCCTTCGGCCCAGAATGGAAGATGGCCCGGGACCAGGACGCCAAGGGCTGGTTCCGCAACACTGCGGGCGGCGAGCGCCAGGCCACGACGATCCTCTCCAAGGGCACCGGCAAGCGGGTGCACGACATCTACATCGACGACCCCAACGACGCCAAGGATGTGAGTGAGGCAAAGCTACAGGCGGTCATTGCCGCCTACGACCTGACCTTCCACAACCGCCTCAAGGACCAGACCACGGGGAACACGATCCTCATCCAGCAGCGCACCCACAGCCTGGACCTCACCGGCCACGTGCTCGAGGTGGACGGCCAGTCCTGGCGGCATGTGGTCATCCGGCAGAAGTTCGAAGAAGGCGACGCCCAGGCCCACCCGGGCGACCCCCGCACCCGGGAAGGGGAGCTCTTCTTTCCCTCCCGGGACACCCCCGACGTTGTTGCCCGTGAGGAGCGCCTTCTCGCCTCCGTGGGCTTCGCGGGGCAGCACCAGCAGCGCCCGGCCAACAAGGAAGGCGTGATCTTCAAGCGGGGCTTCGTCCGGTTCTACGACCCCACGCTGCCCCTGCCGCCCTTCAAGCGCAAGGTCATGTCCTGGGACACGGCCTTCAAGGAGAAGCAGCAGAACGACCCCAGCTGCGGCCTGGTGGGCGGCGAGTCCGACCACGGCATCTACCTCATCGACCACACCCTCGGCCGCATGTCCTACCCAGCCCTGAAGGAGAAGGCCAAGGCCTGGGCCGGGGCGCATCGGCCCTCGGCGCTCCTCATCGAGGACAAGGCCTCGGGCCAGTCCCTGGTGCAGGAGCTGCAGCTCGAGTCCTCGCTCCCCGTGGTGCCGGTCCAGGTCGACACCGACAAGGTCGCCCGAGCCTGGGCCATCGTGCCCACCTGGGAGGCGCGCCTGATCTGGGTTCCTCAGGGGGCCGAGTGGGTCGACGCCTTTCTCGAGGAGCTCTACGCCTTCCCCAAGGCCCCGCACGACGACCAGGTCGACGCCTTCACCCAGCTCATTCGCTACCTGGTCATGGGCGGCGGCGCCACGGGGCTCCTGGACTGGATGCAGCAGCAGGCAGAGCAACAGACACAAGGGGGTGCGGCATGAACGCAATGAAAGACTGGATCAGCACAGGTGATGCAGCGCGCATGCTTGGCTACAGCCCTGAACACTTCCGGAACAAGTTCGATGGGTTGATCCCATGCCGACGCTACAAGGTGAATGGGAAATTGGGCCACCGGAAGTGGCTGCGTGCAGCAGTGCTGAAGCTGCGCGATGACGATGCCCCGCCCATGGCGAGCTAAGCAAATATTTCAAAAGAAACAAATAAAGCACAGACAAACGGGGGGCCTGTCGTGGCCCCCCTCGTGCGTACACGCGAGCGTGAGGGCAGGAGTTCTTGCCATGGCCGATTTCGCCCGAGCCCTTCCATTCGTCCTGCAGCACGAGGGTGGGTGGTCGGATGACCCAGACGACCCGGGCGGGGCGACGAATCAAGGCATCACGCTCGCCACGGCCCAGCGCCACGGGATCATGACCAAGGATGCCCTGCGGGTGATTACCCCCGAAGTGGTGGCGGCGATCTACGAGGCCGACTACTGGCGGTTCGGTGGTGTCTACGACCAGCGCGTCGCCACGAAGCTCTTCGACATGACTGTGAACATGGGCCGCAAGACCTCCGTGAAGCTGGTCCAGAACGGTCTCAATGAACTCGGCGCGTCCCTCATTCCTGATGGCTGTTGGGGCCCTGCCACCGAGAACTGTGTGAATGCCGTCGACTCGGGCCAGATGCTTGAGATGCTCTGCCGGGTCTCAGAGGAACGCTACCGAGCCATCGTTGCTGATCGTCCGAAATCCGCGAAATACCTGAATGGCTGGCTCAAGCGTGCGGCCGAGGTGCCCCGTGGGTAGCTTCGACTGGAAGGCCGCTGTCTCGAAAGTAGCCCCATGGCTCGGCACGGCGCTCGGTGGCCCACTGGGGGCCGCCGCGGGAAAGCTCGTGGCTGTGGCACTCGGCGGTGAGGAGACCAAAGCCACCGAAGCGGACCTGGCCAAGCTGGTCCAGAACGTCACCCCTGAGCAGCTCCTGGCCCTCAAGCAGGCGGACCAGCAGTTTCAGCTCCAGCTCAAGCAGATGGACATCAACGAAGTGAAGGACCTCGAGGCCCTGGCAGTCCATGACCGCGCCAGCGCGCGGGACATGGCCATCAAGACCGGGGACGTTTGGACCCCCAGGATTCTGGCAGGGGTGATCGTCTTCGGCTTCCTCTGGGCCGTCTACTACGTGCTCAGTGGCCGGATCCAGGGGTTAAAGGACCCCACGACCGTGGGCCTGGTGGGCACCCTCATCGGCTACGTCTCAGCGAAGGCCGACCAGATCGTCTCCTACTACTTCGGCTCCTCCTCTGGCAGTCGTGACAAGGACCAGCTGCTCTACCGGAGCACCCCCGTGGACGGGAGCCAGAAGTGAATCCGACTTCCGACCTCAAACTCTGGGTACTCGGCGGCGCCGTAACCATTCTCGTGCCGGTGGTCGGCTTTTTTCTTGTGCGGGAATTTCGCCGCAAGGACGAGATCGGTGAAGAGGTGAAAGGCCTGGCATGCCGGGTCACCCTCAGCGTCGAAAAACTCAATGAGGCTGTGGCTGCGTTAACCCTCGCCATCGAGGAAATCCGCGTTTGGAGCCACGAGCGGTTTATCACTCGTGAGGAATATCGCGAGGACATGAAGATTCTGCGCGAGGGAAGCGTCTTCGGGCGGCGCAGGTTCGATCGTTGTGCCGCTCCTGACTGTCCACACGAATCTGCACGTGTCGGCGGAGGGGCTGAGTGAGCGACCACGACGGCGCCATTCGAACCCCCATCCCCGGCGCGGGGCTTTTCCAGTTCACTGTTGAGCAGGCCACTGACACGGAATGGTTTGGCCCGGGTCTGCCCCCTGCGGCCTCTGCGCAGGCTGGTGCTGAGGGCCGGGCCTTCGACTTCCAGGCTGGCATCAACCTCCAGCAGCGCCCCCGGGCGGCGGAGGGTGTGACCTTCGATCAGCTGCGGGGCTTGGCTGAGGGCTATGACCTCCTGCGCCTGGTCATCGAGACCCGCAAGGATCAGATCGAGAAGCTCCACTGGGACATCCGCAAGCGGGGCGAGAAGCCCCGGAAGGGCGGCCAGGCCGATCCCAGATCTCAGCGCATCCGAGAGTTCCTGCAGTGCCCCGACCGGGAGCACACCTTCGGGCAGTGGCTCCGGACGCTGCTGGACGACCTCTTCGTCATCGATGCGCCGACGGTCTACTGCCGTCGCACAGTTGGGGGCGATCCCTACAGCCTCGACATCATTGACGGCGCCACGATCAAGCGGGTGCTGGACCCGACCGGCCGCACGCCCCAGGAGGGCCCGGCCTACCAGCAGATTCTCCACGGCATCACGGCGGTTAACTACGAGCGCACAGAGTTGCTCTACATGCCCCGGAACCTACGGAGCTACCGGGTCTATGGCTACAGCCCGGTCGAGCAGGTCATGACCACGGTCAATATCGCGCTGCGCCGCCAGCTCCACCAGCTCAGCTTCTACACCGACGGCACCACGCCGAACCTCATCTTCAGCGCTCCAAAGGAGTGGACCGTCGATCAGATCAAAGCGTACCAAGCCTGGTGGGACAGCCTTAAGAACCGCAAGGGCGCCCGCTTCGTTCCCGAGGGCGTCAAACCCATCGATACGAAGGAAGGGGCCCTGAAGGACACCCTCGACGAATGGCTGGCCCGCATCGTCTGCTACGCCTTCTCCGTGAGCCCCCAGGCCTTGGTCGCCATCATGAACCGGGCGACCGCTGAGACGGCTCACCAGATGGCCTTGGAGGAAGGTCTTGCCCCGATCCAGAACTGGGTGAAGGCGGCTATCGACTGGATTCTGAGTACCTGGCTGGATGCATCGGACTACGAATTCATCTGGAGCGACGAGAAGGCGGTGGACCCCAAGGTCCGCGCCGAGATTGACGAAATCGACACCCGCTCCGGTGTGCGCTCGGTGGACGAGTGCCGGATCGACCGTGGACTCGACCCCATCACCACGCCCAAGGAAGGTGCTGGAGAGGCCGTGGCTGGCGCTCCTGTGGGCGGCGAGGCCGTGCAGGATACGGCGCTTAACGGCGCCCAGGTGGCCAGTCTCCTTCAGATCGTTCAGACCGTCACGGCCCAGGGCCTCCCCAAGGAAAGCGCCAAGGCCATGATCCGCGCCGCCTTCCCGGCGATCAGTGACGAGATTATCAACAGCATCGTGGACCCGCTCGAGGCAAAGAAGCCCGAGCCCGCTCCACCCGCACAAAGCTCCCCTGCTCTCCCGGGCCAGGGGGGCGACTCCGAGGGGAAGGGGCAGCCCGGGAAGGCGGGGGAGGCTCCGGCTTCTCCCGCCGTGTCCAAGGCCTGCGCTTGCGAACACGACCATGGCGTCATCACCAAGGCCGCCAAGAAGCTGAAGCCCATCAATCGGAACCGGCCCACCCTCAAGAAGCTCCAGGCCAAGATCCAGAAGACCACGTCCGCCTTCCTGGCTGCCCAGGTGCGCCCCCTGGCTGAAGCCATCAACGCAGAGGTCACCAAGGCCCAGGCCGCGGGCGACCTTCAGAAGATGTCCAACGACGAGGCCATGAAGATCCTCAAGGCCGCCGGCATGGACTTCTCCGCCCTGGGCGATGACCTGGAGCCGCTCCTCTCTGCGATCGCGCAGGACGGCAGCTCGGCTGCACTGGCCCAGCTGGGCAAGACCACCGAAGACTTGCTCGAGCAGGTTAACGAGAAGGCGGTGGCCTGGGCGGAGAAGCATGCCGCCGAACTGGTCACCAAGATCGAGGAAATCACCCGGGAGAAGATCGCAGGCGATGTGGCCGCGGCCATCGACCTCGGCATGAGTGTGGATGAACTGGCCGACGCTCTGGCGGACACCTATGCCTTCAGCGACCAGCGGGCGGAACTCATCGCCACCACCGAGCGGGCCTTCGCGGACGTGCGGGGCAACACCCTGGCCTATGCCGAGAGCGGCGTCGTGGGCGGTCTGGAATGGGTGACGGCGAACGGTGGGGACGACGACCGGACCTGTGAAGAGTGCGAGATGAACAACGGCGCGGTGGTGCCCATGGACGCCGATGGGAACGCCGCCGAGCCCTTTCCGAGCGGCGCCATGACGGTGCCCGCTCACCCCGGTTGCCTGTGCGACCTACTGCCTGCCCTGAAAGAGGAGGAATAGCCATGGTCATGAAGAAGAAGTTCAAGCTCTACGGCGACTTCGAGAAGGTCGAGAAGCTCGAGGACGGCACGGTCAAGGTTTCCGGGATCGCCTCCAGCGAGACTGTGGACGGCGCCGGGGAGGTCGTCACCGCCTCGGCCATGAAGGCGGCCATCCCGGATTACATGGCCTTCGGTGCCGTGCGGGAGATGCACCAGCCCATCGCGGCTGGCGCGGCCATCTCCATTGAGACCGGCGACGACGGGATCACCCGCTTCGAGGCGCTGGTGGTGGACGAGGGCAGCATCAAGAAGGTGCTGTGCGACCCCCCTGTACTCAAGGGCTTCAGCATCGGCGGCAAGGTCACCAGCCGCGACGACCTCAACAAGTCCATCATCACGGGCTTGAAGCTCAACGAGATCAGCCTGGTGGACCGGCCCTGCAACCCAGATGCCAAGCTGGCCATCGCGAAGCTCGAGGGCGCCGAGGAGGACGAGCCCACCCTGGGCGAGCTGCGCAAGGCCATGTTCGACGTGGAAGACTTCGCGAACATCCTCCAGCGCATCTTCTGGCTGGCCTCGTGGATGGCTCAGGAGGCGGAGTACGAGGGCGACAACAGCCCCGTCCCGGCCCAGCTCCGAGATTGGCTGGTCCAGGGCGCCGCCATCTTCCAGGCCATGGCCAAGGAAGAGATCGAGGAGCTGCTGGCCCTGCTGCCTGCTCCGCCGACTGCCGACGTTCTCGCCATGGCCGAAAAGCTGGCCAAGGGCGAGGGCCTGGAAGATCTGCAGAAGGCCAAGTTCTCGAAGACCAACAAGGCGCTTCTCTCTGAGGTCCACAAGGCCCTCAAGGAATGCGACACCAAGATGGCGGCCCTCGGTTACGAATCCGAGGAGGACAAAGGCGAGGACGATTCCGAAAAGCTCGCCAAGCTCGACGGGGAACGCACAGAAGCCCTGGCCAAGGTCGAGGAGTTGAAGGGCGAATTGGCCAAGGCCATGGATGAGATCACCACCCTCAAGGCCCAGCCCGCCCCGCCCAAGGGCGTGAAGGTCGTCACCAAGGGTGAGGACATCACCCAGCCCGAAGAGACTGAGGCCCTGAAGAAGCAGGCCGAGGAAATCGGAAAACTGCCGCCCGAACAGCAGGCGGCGGCCCTCATCAAGTTCATTCACGGCGGGCGTTGAGCCAGCCCATAGCCCGCCGTGGGCGGGAAGGAGCGTCACATGTCATTCACTCCCAACATCAGCCAGGAAACCCTGGCCCTCCTCCAGAAAGCGCAGGGCGCTGCGAACGACGACCTGCTCAAGTACTTCGTGCAGCCCGGGGCGGCTACCCAGGGCCTCCAGGCCTATGACCTGGCCCCCGCTGCCGCGGTGCTCTACCCGGTCCTCACCCCTCTGCGAAACCGGATCCCCCGCGTGGTGGGCGGCTTCGGCACCCAGGCCAACTGGAGGGCCATCACCGGCATCAACACCACGAACCAGCGCGCTGGCATCTCGGAAGGGAACCGCGGCGCGATCATCCAGCAGGCGACGGCCGAGTACTTCGCGGCCTATCGCGGCTTCGGTCTGGACAACTACGTCACCTTCGAGGCTGATTTCAGCTCCAAGGGTTTCGCCGAGTTGAAGTCCATGGCTGCGGCCCAGTTGCTTCAGTCCGTGATGATCCAGGAGGAGCGCCTGGACCTGGGCGGGAACACCTCCGTCGCCCTGGGCACCACGCCCACGCCCACCTTGGCTGCCTCGGCTTCCGGCGGCAGCATCGGCGCCTCCATCACGGTCTCTGTGATTTGCGTGGCTCTTGGCCCTCAGGCCTACCTCGATGTCGCCGGTCACAACAACGGCGTCGCCGGCCAGGTCTTCGACCCCACCACCGCCCAGGTCCCGGGTTCCATCACCCGCACCAATGCCGACGGCAGCACCGACACCTTCGGCGGCGGGTCCGCCCAGAAGAGCACGGCCGCCACGGTCGCCGTGAGCGCGGGCACCACCAACAGCGTCAGCGCCACCGTCGCCCCCGTGCGCGGTGCCTGGGGCTACGCCTGGTATGTGGGCACGGCCGGAAACGAAAAGCTCTGCTGCATCAGCAGCATCAACAGCGCCGTCATCACGGCTCTCCCCGCGTCCGGTCAGGCCGCCGCAGATCTGGCCGCTTCCGACAACAGCACCTGTGCCCTCGACTACGACGGCCTCTACACCCAGGCCGCGAAGAGCGGCAGCAATGCCTTCTGGCTGACCCAGGCCACCGGCACCGCGGGCACCGGCACGCCCCTGACCAGTGATGGCGCGGGTGGCATCTCCGAGTTCGAGACGGCCTTTGCCGCCTTCTACAACCGCTACCGGCTGAGCCCCACGCTCATCCTCGTGAGCGCCCAGGAGTGCGTGAACATCACCAAGAAGATCATCGGCAATGGCGGCGCGCCCCTGATCCGCTTCGCCATGGACGCCAAGAACATCGCCGACGGCCAGATCGCGGCGGGTGTCGTGATCGGCAGCTACCTGAACAAGGTGATGAACGTCCAGGTGCCCATCGTGGTCCATCCGAACCTCGCCCCCGGCACCGTGTTCTTCGTCACGGAGCGGCTGCCCTATCCGCTGCCCAACACGGCGAACCCCTTCCAGAAGAAGCTCCGGGCGGACTACTACCAGATCGAGTGGCCCATCAAGAGCCGCAAGTACGAGTATGGCGTCTACGCCGACGGCGTGCTGCAGCACTTCGCGCCCTTCTCCATGGGCGCCATCTGCAACATCGCCAACGGCTGAGTTGAATCCTGTCCGGGGGCCCTCCGGGGCTCCCGGGCCTCTTCTACCCCAGGAGATCCCCCATGAAGTTCCATCACCTCAATATCACCAGCGTCAGCCATGAGGGCGAGACCTTCGAGGCGGACGAACACGGCATCATCGACGCCCCGGCCGGGGCTGCCGAGGCCTTCGCGGCCTTCGGTCTGCTGCCCTGGAAGGAGTCGAAAGTGTCCGGCAGCCATGCACCGAATGTCCCTGCCCCCCTTGGGAACAATGTCGCCCAGTGGCCCAAGGATGTCCTCGAGGGTGAGGCCAAGCGCCTGAACATCGACACCACTCTGCCCCGCCTCGAGATGGTGAAGGCTGTGGCCGCGGCACGGAAAACGGAAGCCGAGGCTGCCGAGCGCCTGGCGCGCAAGGCGGAGCTGGAGGCGAAGCCCACCGAGGAACTCACCGAAACCGAAGCGGTTGAACTCGCGGCCCTCAAGGAAACGGAGTAGTCCATGTCCGCCGACCCCCGCGACCTCACGACCGTGGCTAATCTCAAGGCCTGGCTGAGCATCA